TGCCATACCTTTTCTCCGGGCAATAAAAAAACCCCTTAAAAAAGGGGCTAAAATTTAAAAAATTAATTAGACAAAATCATGATCATGTTGATAAAACCGTGAGTCATAATTTGAGGCAATAAGATTATTTGTCATTGGCGATTTAGGCGTGATTTCATCAAGCATAAACATAAATGCCTCTGCCTCAGTTGCCTTTACCAGCTTGTACCCTGTGTATCCAATGTAGTTGGATGGATTGATAATTATGGGAATTAAGGGAGCACGTAAAAGCTTTATTGAATACTCATCGTCCCCTGCGACACAAGGAATCATATCAACGGTCTTGTCTGGTAGTTGGACATAAATATAATGATCTTGTCCGTTTTCAAAAAAGCACGGTTGAGATGTTGTTAAGAAAAGACCATCAACACCACGAATCTCTCCATCCTGTGTTAAATCCCCCCTGTTATCTGCAATTAGAATGGCATCATTTCTTAACAACAATTCCGATTCGTCAAGTGCCTCAAATTCACATAGAAAAGCCTTATAAAGAACTTTCATCCACTCGCGCCAAGCACGTGTTTTCGCCTGTTCTTCATTTCTGATACCAGTGGTAGTTATCTTTAATGGGTTTTTAGCAAATGGACCTTCTTTTGTACTCTTTGTCGCGTTATCCCAGTACAAAGAATATTTAATCCTTGCATCATCCTTATCCGATGTATACTCAAGTTCTAAGCCGTCATAATTCTTGTCATCCCATCGAGTAGTCCTCTTTTCAGTTCCGGGTACTTTGTTCCGGTGATTAAAAAGTAAAACCGCATTCTCTTGTGGCTGTTCGAATTTAAGACGTGTGACACTTCCGTAGCGATAAACTTCACAGAAAGCAGCACTAGCAACCATGCCAGCAATCTCCTCAAAACTTAGATTGTCATCATCAATCGTGTAGTTAAATTCTGACATACGGTCAGAACCAAAATACGCATTAACTTTTTCAATCTCTTCATTGATTTGATCTATATCGATTTCATCTATCGTGCGACGTCCAATATACTCATCAAGAGCAAGATTAATTAATGCTTGACCTGCAGAACGAGTAACTTGCAATGGACCTGTTCCATTAATTGGCAGCTTTCTATTAACTAGACAATTAAGTTTTCGTTCTTTAAGAGATAAAGCCCCGTCTGTTGCGACCGTTTTCGATCGAATCACGGTTACATTTCCATAATGGTCGATAGAAGATTCTGCCATGCCATATACCGACTTAATTTTGCAAGTGTCTTGAGTCTTGCCTGCTTGGGTAGCTGTAGTCCTACTTAGACGAAATCTAAAAGAGCCAGCATTAGGTAGATCAATATATAAAGTACGTCCAAATTGTGACTTGTTCTTAGCCCTAATATTTTGCTGGATAGTTGTAACTTCACCTACTGGATTGCCAGAATTATCTATTGACTGCAATTCAATAACTAAAGTAAAACCCTCTTCCCAAACACCCCCCTTACTGTCTTGATAAAACAAGCCATTTGGAAAAAATAAATTAAAAACAGCTTGAGTTGCCTCAGGCATTTCCAGATTAAACCAGCCAACATATTTAGAGCTTATTGAATCAAACCGTACAAGTGCATCCTGCCCTTGAGTGGATTGATTTGGAAGCGTTAAGAGTTTATCCCACTCGTTATTAATGGCCGAAGGATTGACTAATGCAATCGTGTCGCTGGATATACTATTAATCGTATAAATGTCATCAAGAGTAATTGAATTTGCATTATGGTTTAGTGAAGCACCTGCAGTTATGGTATAGCTCTTATTAACATGTAACCAATTGGCATTAACACGCTGTGGATTTGAAAGTGTTATTTCGTAATGAAAACCGCCTGAAATAACGGTTTTAGTTACACCAGACACATCAAACTGACCTGAAAGATCACGAGTATCAATCTCGGTAATTTGATCTGGTGGCGTTCCTGTTGTAGTTTCAATATCAACTAATGCACCTGTCAGTAGCAACCCTTTAAACAAGTTTGGATTATCAATATTCGTAGAGGACTCAATAATAACCATTTTGTTTTCATTGACCATTATTGTTCCTGATAAACTCACATCTTGCACGCCATAAACAGCGCCACTCAAAAGAATTCGATCATTTGCAGCAAAATATTGAGTAAAGTCGATTCCAGTTGCTCGTATTAGATTTGGACTTTGGAACCACACATTTTGAGTTTCAAATTCTGCAGTGTTAGGTTGCTCTATAGTCTGACCATTAATAGAGTCTGAATTAACCACATATTTTGGCAGATGATTAAATTCTTCCCCAACTCGATATATTGGTATTCCCACAATAGACGTAAATGGATCATAAACAGATACAGAAGTGCCAGCAATATTTGCAACATCTGTATCTCCATCGCGCATATCTAAAATCTGATAATAACCACGTCCGATACACATTAAGCACTCTTCAATCTCAACACCATCCACATAAGTCGTGAACGTTTGAGCAATCAAATCGGGATATGATCGCAATCTTCCGAAAATATCTGGAATACGGCCATTTATACGAGGTTGATTTGATCGTTGAGCTAATTCGTTGTTTGCAGATCCGGCCGTTGGGGACGGCGGTTTAGGCATAGTTAGAACTGTATAAAGTGTGTATGCTGTTGTAATTGCAACAATTGCATAGTAAATCCACATTGCAATAGAGATTGGCTCCTGTGGCATGACTACAACATAAAATACCCCCTCTAATTTTTGAAGCTTTTCAATATCCCTCTTATTTTTAGGGGTAATATTTTGAGACTCAGCAATTGCACCATGATATATTTTTGTGCCACTGGGTAGGCTAGGAGCAAACTGTTGAGCTAAGTAAGCGCAAACATCCTCTACATCGGCATATGCCCATGTGTCTCGTTTATACACATCAGGAACAATGACAACTCGCTTCAAGCTCATGTGTAAAACCTCGTTTCCAGAAAATGCATGCTAACGACTTCAAGCGGAATGAATTGCGCACCGCGAAGTGAGAGATGCAAAAGTTTTCCGCAATAAAAAAGCCCGACATGTGTCGAGCTTTTGGGTCCGTTTGTAAAAAAAACTATGCAAGGTGAAATAGGCTCATCCAAAGATTTAAATTCCCCCTCTCCATTTAAAAATTTTTTTAAACGTGAAGTTAAATCTTCTCCTGTAATATCTAGCCAAGCCTCACATGCAAACTCATTACATGTGTAATCTTCCTTCCAAGTCCGTGATAATAGGTGATTGATATTCATATTAAGCCGCGCAATAAGGGGAATCTTTCAAGATCGTAAATTTCACCTGTTTTAACCTTGTTTAGTTCAGGTGCTACAGCCTCAAAAGTGCAGTTGCCAGTATCATCTTTTGAAATACTTGCTACCTCTAAAGTTTGTAAAGTAACCAAAGGACTAGTCAGATTATCATCACGATATAAACGCCATTTGACTTTGGGCCGTACATTCCAATAACTGCTCAATCTTGACTTGTCTGCAGCAAGAATAAGTTTGTCATCAACATCACCAATTGTTAGTGAGATTTTTTGATCAAGATTGTTAGAAACAGTGGAGCGTTTTATTGTCATTGGTTGGTACTGATAAAAATAATCAGGCCCATCTTGTTCATGTTTTACCGTCACACCATATGTATCGTCACTCGTATAGTGAAATGAACTCTCAAAATCTGGATGTGACATTTCTATACATTCGATTGGAGTAACTGAACCCGACCGATTCAAAAAGAAGGCGGTATAATCAGTCATTGATAATACCCTCCATTGACTTAGGCGCATCTTTATTTACAAGTTTCTCTAGTGGGTTGAGAAGTGTTGCTAAATCCCCCTTGTTACCAGTCTCCACAATGATTTTATTTAGGTTGCTATCAACAATAGGCCGAACTCTTAGCTGCGCAGATAAGGTAAAAAACTTACCTTCTACCTCATTTAATTGAAAGCTATCGGGAACGAATGAGCATTCATAAGGCTTATATTCTGGGCCATTTACCTTGAGATTTGCATAAAACGGTTGGCTCGGATTGTCGCACCAGACATTATAAAATGCGTCCAAATACTGAAACCCCGCCTCAAGAACAACCCATCGCACATTCACAGTATGATAAGCATTCTTAAGGCGGCGCTTATATCGCGGCGCCCCCCCATCAAGTTCTTGTGCAATTACACCGCTTCTGTACGCTACGGAATAGCCAGATTGCGTTGAACATCGATTTAAAATATTCAAAGTCATTTTAACGTCTCCGCTGGGCGTTATAGTTGTGCTGCATTGCTTTTGAAACCTTACTATTTGGGTCGCTAAGAGCACCAACCATAAACCCTTCTACATCATCAATGTCTACATAAAGTTTTCCATCCGCACCTTGACGCTGACTTACTCTTGAACCGTTCATGTTGTTTATGACAACCTGTGGTCCTGAATTTTTTTGATTACTCAAATAATTCGTTAGGTCTTTGTTTTGTTGCGGATTTAAAACACGTTCGCCACCATCCAAAAGCCATGTGCCTTCACGTGGGATATTGTCAATACCATCATGTGCCATCCCTGCAATGGTCTGCGCCCCAATCATTGCTGCGTTAGCATAACCAAACGCCAAAATTGCATTTGCGGCAGACACTTTACCTGCGAATGGTAGTGTAATATCTGCAGTTGTTTGGACTGCAGCTAAGTGAGCTGAAACGATTGCAGATGCAATAGCAATAGATTGTTGCATTAAGAACATTGCCTTATATGCACTGGACTGCTCACCTTGCGCTGTCTTAACAGATTGGGTCATTTGGGACCATGTGTTTTGCGCTTGGCCCAAAAGGGTTGACCACAAGCCCAACTGAGTTTCAAATTGACTTTTTTGCAAATCTTTAACTTGCTGGTCGTACTGAACGTCAAGAGCATTTTTCTGAATCAAATACTCTTCATGAGCCTGTAACAACGCTTGGTATCGCTCATCGTCATTGGAAAAAGAATCACTTGTCATGATTCCTTGTTCAACGGCTACACGTTGATTAGATAATTCAAGTTGAGCATTGCTTTTTTGATTAGCTAGTGACCACATTGCATAATCATTTGGAGACATAGTGGCTTTAGCAAATATATCGTCAGCACCTGACGACAACCCTCTGATTTGATCGTCCATTGCTTTAGATGCATTAATGACTGAATACTGAGCCTCAAGGATCTCCCAAGCGACCTTTCGTTGAGCAGCCACTTTCTCATCTTGAGCTTTGATATAGTTTTCAACATCCTTTGCATAAGCTTCAGCTTGAAGCTTTAACAAACGATCTCGCATTACTGGATCATCAGCATAGAGTCGACCAATTTCGTTTACCTTGTCATCATTCGCATTTGATATCTTTTGCCACTCATCATAATATTCAACAAGTGTTCGCTTGTCGTTTTTAAGACGTTCTGCAACATTAGCTAACTCATCATCAAGCTTTGAAAAAGATTGAATAGCTGAGCTAATATTAGTAGTTGTACCATCACCAAGTAATGTATTTAATTGATTATAGTAGTTATCGCGTTTTTTATGATGAGGACCTGCTTTAATTTTTCGGCCTTCATAATCCCAACGGACATAGTTTTTGCCAAAGATCTTTTCAAGCTCTTTATATCCAGCATTACTCAACAAAGCATTCTTTGACTTGGTGTAACTAGGATCGGTGAAAACTTCTTTTGCCAAGAACAATGCCTGTGCATTCAAAGCTTCTTGTGTTTCTTTAATTGCCCCCTTGTTATCTAGCAAGCCTTTAGAAAAAAGCATGGACATTAGATCTTTTGCTCTTGATTTCTGCCAAGACATAATGCCGACATTAGTGAAGCCGTTATTTTTGTCTTTATGACTACCAAACATTTTTGAGCTTCTAAAGTCATTTTCACGGCCAACCTCTGCAGTAAGATAGCGTGCTTGTTGATCTGAAAACACACCGGTATTCATAAATGCTTGATACACTTTCAACATGTTGCGCGAGGTTTCATTTCCACTAGCCACAACTAAGGCCTGCTTTTGAGTTAATTCAAGTTGACGTTTTTTTGTCTCCTCAATTTTCTTTTCAGACTCCTCTCGGTCTTTGGTCTGCTCTTTAAGCTTGTAGCCCTGTTCGACTAATTTTACTTCAAGATTCGAAAGTGGCTTAAAGTAAGAAATACCAGCATTATCTTTGTAATCCGCATAATACTCTGCATGTTCACGGCTAATGCCGGTACGCATACTCGCTTGAATATATGACTCTCGATCTAGTTGACCTTGAATATCTTTCAAAGCTTCACGTTGCTTTTGAGTCAAGCTAAGAAGTGCCTTTTCCTGCTCACCAATTGATTTTGCATTATCATTATTGGCCTTGGTATTGTTCTGGACCTTACCGGTATAAACATCCAAAATAGATTGGGCCTTAACAACTTTACCAGCCTCATCCATTACTGCTTTAGCTTTGTTATCAATACTCGCTTTTGCAGAATCGCTTACTGTAGCTAGACCATTAATTGCATTAGCTAATTGATTGGCATCAATTTTACCTAATCGGTATCTTTCGAATAAACCTTCGGCAATCTGTTTATCATTTTCACTGACTTTTGATGATCGTGTAATAGCGTCAATTAAGCCAAGCATTTCATTTTTTTGTTCACGATATAGCTGGTTGGCTGTTTCAAGTGTATCAGTAGCTTTTCTAGTTAAAACTCTTTGTTGAGTAGCATCTAGCTTTTCATATTCGGCTCGTAACTCTGCTACACTTTTTTGCTGAATCGTAAGGGATGGATCCAGCTCATCACTACTTTTTTTCATATAGTAAAAAGCTGCACCTGCAGCAACACCTTGTACAGCTAACATAGCTAAGCCAGCAGGACCACCAAGAAAGCCCATTACTCCACGCAAAACCCCCATTGAGGTAGCAGCACCCAGCGCTTGCCGCTGCATACCCATAAGCGTTAATTCCATTGCAGCGCCACGGATTGCAGCCATGGTAAATGTCCCTGCTAAAATTGCGCCCTGAACCACAAGTTTTGATCCAATTGCAGCAGCAAGTGCAATTGTGATTGCTTTAATGTCATCCATGTTGTTTGCAACTGCTTTTACAACTGGTACTACATTATTGATAAGTCTAGCTTCAAGGCCTTGCCATTGCAGATCCATTAACCTTAGATTTTCTTTAGCCAATGCTAAATTCTGAATCATGTCCTCTGATAAAATTGCATTTGCCTGTTCAGCGGCTTCACCCCATTTTTTAAAACCTTCACCGCCATTTTGCAGTAATGGAATAAGCAATGAAGAATCAGAAATGATAGCTTCCATATAGAACTTCATATCATTCTGAGAAGCACCGACTTTCTGTAGCGAGTCGTAATAAAGTTGTAAAGCCTGCGGACCTGAAAGCTTTTGAAACTGCTGTATAGTCACTCCAACAAGAGGAGCAATATTTTCAAAGAAATCTGCTAGAGGTCCGCCGCCAGTCTGCTGAAAATCACCAATTCTGTCCTGCATGTCTTTCATTTTGTCTGCAAAAGACTCCATTGATATACCTGCTGTCTCTGCCCCTTTAGCGTAATACTGAAATTCACGCACAGATGTATTAGACAATTGAGCAAACTTTTTAATCTCACTGCCCGTTTCAATTGTTTGGTTTGCAAACTCTACAAGACTTGCTACCGAAACTCCGGCTACAACTGCACCAAGTGTCTTAGCAGCGAACGTAGCAATGTCAAAGCTACTTGCAATATTTTTACTCGCTGTTCGTGCTTGACGTTCGGCTTGAGACAATGGCCCTGTAAATTCAGCAGTTTGAACTAACAAATCAAGCGTTAATCGTCCAAGTGAGTTTGCTGCCATACCTTTTCTCCGGGCAATAAAAA